GTTTGTACATGCCATACTGCTGAGCATTCATTTCAATGCAGTGATCAGGTAACTCAATTTTAATGAGCTTAACCCCGAACTTCACTGCGACTGAAGCTGCTAGTATGGCTTTGCGCGCTGCGCTTACAATGTGCGTATAGTATTTATTGTCTATTAAACGTCTCGTTAGCTTCCTGGCGTAAGCATGTACTCCTGGTAAATCAGCTTTCGCGTCATCAAGACTATCCTCGTCAGTCAGGTAACGTTGTTGTACTCTCTCTATTCTATAAACTAGCCCACCTGGGACTATACTTGTATTCAGCCCTCCTAATGACACATGTGTTCGTTCTATAATACTAATTTCTTCTAAGGATACATTCCATAATTTACATAAGTGCTTGTGCTGTAACATTTTGCAATATCTTACTATCTCTACATAGGCACCTCTATCCACTAACTCTTGGGCCCTAGTCTTTATAGAAGACAATACGCTGCAAAGGTCATTAGGTATAGTTGCTTCTGTTGGTCCGTGTACAAATGTTGAAACTCCTCTGGCTAAATATTGGGCACCAGTCCCGACCCTGTGGTCAACACGTAAAAATTCAGCTATAGCTCCCAGATAACATTTTGACTTTTGAAATCTTATATTGTACATAGCTGCACCCTTCTGCAATTGTTGCACTTGCTTATACGTTGAGACGCCAGCCAGGACATCATCTCCGTTATGCGTAGAAACCATCCCAGTTCCCTGTAATGCCACCTGTGCATATATATAATTAAGTATAGTGTTGACGAAGCTCGTAAGACGCCATCCTGACAATAATGTGCCGCGAGTGGTATAATCACCACTCTCAGCCAATATTCTACTATTATGTATTGATAATATAGTCCAATCAATGGCTTCAATCTGCTCCCTGTACAGTTTAGTTTTAAATACTTCGCGGTATGCCGTAAGCACTGCTTGCATACTATCGTGTGTGTGTTGCGAATTGAAATCTTCGTAATCAAAACAATAAGGAACTCCGTTCCTTAACACTTCATTAACTGTTTTACTTACATTATCCTCTGTAGCAGCGGGTCCAATTGGGAAGAGAGCACTCAGTGCCTCTTCACATCCAGCAAAC